GAGATCATCCTTGGAAATCTGTACAGCGTTCGGATTTTCGGCCATGGCGGATTACCGCTTGCCCGTGGCCGAGCCGCCGACGTGCTCGATCGAGTTGCTGTTGCTCATGCCCTTGGGCGTGCCCGACACGCGCGCGCCGATATCGGTGTGCTTCTTCGGCACAGTCTTCATGATCGGATCGGAATCCTCTTCGGGGACGCTGTTCAAATAGGGTCTCGGAAAAGAGCCTGATGCCATGATCGGTTCCTCGGATTAAGCCGCCGCCGCTGGCGCCGGGGACGCAGCGGCAGACGGCATTGCGGGGGGAGCGCCCGGCGCTTGGCCGGGATACATGCGTTGCAGCGCGGCCATCGGCGAACCCTGCGATTGAGCGCGGGCCGCTTGAAGGAGTTGCTGCACTTGGAGCGCCGGGTCTTGGTGAACTTCCTCGACGCCCTTGGCGATTTCGGTGATGACCTTGAGCAGTTTGGCGTGCATCGGAGTTCCCATCGGAACGCCCGGAATCGCCTCTTCCAAAAGCTTTAGCGCTGCTTGCACTTTTTGCAGGGCCGCTGCGGCATTCCCGTGCTGCGCCTGCGGCGCGGCTACTGGGAGAGCGGGCGGTTTGGGGATTCCTGCGATATCGAGCGGCATGTGCTGTGTTTGCTGTGGAAGACGGCGGCGAGCGCGGCTCGGACGAGATGCGGAGGGAACCGCGCTTGCCGAACCGGCTTACTTCCGCTTGTGCTTGCGATGACGGCGCTTCATGGCGAGTCTCCTAGAGAGAGGGGATGCTGCGGGTCTCAGCCAAGTACCGCAGCGGTACGAGATTACTTGCGCATGGGTGAAGGGTTTTTGGAAAGGGTGGCGTTAAGACAAAAAAGACGCTATATGTCCAAGCAGGGACAGCTAGGACTTTCGGAGACGCTACTTGGCTGAAAACGGCTCACGGCAGTACATGCGGGCGAAAGAGGTTGCCGATATACTCGGCCTGTCCGTCAAATCGCTTTATCGATTGCGGAAGAGGCGGCAAGCAGGGCCGCCGTGGATACGCTGCGGCGGATTGGTGCTATATCCCCGTGCCGAATTCGACGCTTGGCGGAGAGATTTTTCCTAATGCGTCTCCCTTCATCGAAGACCGGACCTTGGGCACGAGACATCGTAAATCAGTGTCTCGCATCGCAGCAAAATCGCATCGAGCGCTATACCGCGTTCAAAAATATCTATCTCACGGGCGATGAGAATAACGACGCGGCAATTTTCAACAAGACATTCGCCTATATCGAAACCGTCGCGAGCTATCTCTATTCGCCCGTTGAGCTGCGCGCGATGCTCAGTTTGCCGCGCCGCTTTTCCAACGCCGTGAACCTCGCGAAGAATTCGACCGCAGCCGACGAGCTAAACGAGCGCGTGCGGGATTCCGGTCTCGACATGAAAGTTGAGGCGGCAAACGTCTGGTCGCTGGTGAAGGGAAAAACTTTCATCAAACTTCTGTGGGGTGATGGGAATTTCGATCCCTATGTCGTTCAGCCGGAATATATGGGCGTGTTGCATGAAGATCGCGACACGCTCGATTACAAAATGGAGGCGTTCGTCCACGTCAGCTTCATCTCCAAATCGCAATTCCGCGATTTCATTCGGGGACGGCCGAACGAAGCCGAGTTGATGCGCAAGGCCTATATGTACATGAAAACAGGCAAAGACACGGGCAAGCCCGATCAGGACAACATCACGCGGCAAGTCATTCTCGGCGGACTTACGCCGTTTCAGATGGCGGGACAAGCGACGCAGCAGAATGCCTCGCGTGGGATGGTCGATTGGCTAGGGACGCCGCGGCCGATCTTCGATCCGAAGACGATGGAAGATTTGATCCGTATCGATGAACTGTGGGTGTGGGATAGCGACCGCGATGATTGGACTACAATCCAGCTCTTTGGCGAAGATACTTTGCTTGAGGGGTATCTCACGCGGCGCAACATCTTTGCGCAAGCTGCCGGTTCCATGAAGACGGCAAATGACAGCAACCCGCTTCAAGGCTGTCATCCCTTCACCGAATTCTGTGTCAACCCGATCGACGGCTACTTTTGGGGCGACAGTGAAGTGCGTCTTGTGGCACTGCTGCAAAAGGCATTGAATGCGCGCATCAATGGCATAAACACGCTGCTGCGCCGCCAAGAGCGCCCACCTTGGATTTTCTCCGGTTCCACCAGCGTCAACCAAAACGCCTTCGCCAAGCTCACAAAGCCGGATGGCTATCTCGCCGATAGCAACCCGAACATGAAGGCGCAGCGGATGACCGTGGAAATTCCGCAAGGGCTCTATGAGAGCAAGGCGGACATGGAAGCGGATTTCGACAAGATCGGATCATTCTCGCCAACCTTGCAGGGCCGCGGGGAATCCGGTGTGCGCGCGCAAGCACATGCTGAAACGCTCGTGCGCACCGGAAGCCCGCGTTTCAAGGATAGGGCGCTCGCCGCGGAGCGGAGTGTCGAGGCAACGTTAGAGCTAGGTCTCTCCTTGATGAAGGCGCATATCCCTGACAAGTTCGTGGCTTGGGTTGCCCCCGGCGTGAAAAGCCCCGAACTTGCGCCGAAGGACGAGGAAATCGTGGAAGACCCGCCCGCCGATGGAATGATGCCGGTCGTCTTCCAGCTTCAACATCTCAACCCCGCCGCCAAAGCACGGGTTGATAGCCACAGCGGCTCGCCGGCATTCGCGCATGAGACGCGCGCGCTACTGTTTGATCTGCTCAAGGCTGGTGCCGCGACGCCAGAGCAATTGGTCGAGCACACCAACCCACCGGGCGCTGGCGAGATGATTGCAGGTATCGAAAAGCGGCAGATTGAACAGGCAAAATTCCTAGCCGCGCACCCGGAAGTGGCCGCTGAGGCGCTACATGGCAAAAAGAAGAAATAGCTTAGAGAACCGCCTCTAACACCGCCTTCGGCTCCGCGACCATATCCTTGCTATGCGCGCGGTCTAGGCAGACGACGCGGCGGTAATCGAGGCCGAGCCATCCGGCCCACAGCCCCCACATCGGATGTTGATAGGACTTCGGCACCAGCTCCACAACGCGCGTTCCTGGCCGAGCCCACAGGAGATTGGCACAGCCCGCGCCATGCGGCATGATGATTGATCCGGTTGCTTCTTTGAAAATTGATATCTGGCGCGTGACGGAGTGCGGAGAGAGCGTGATGCAGAGCGGGCGATGCTTGGGCATCATGTCGCGTAGCAGCTCTGCCTCGTTGAGGACGCGGCGTTCCTGGGCGTCACTGCGCGAGATGTAGATATGCCCGACACCAGAACCGCGATGGTCGATCGCGAGCGACTGTTTCAGAAACTCGACTTGCCCGCGCCCGACGCACCATCTCGCCCTTGGCGAGGGCACATAGAGCGTGCGATACAACGTCCGTTCGGCCGGCATGGATACGAAGCGCTCGCCCGGATGGAAGATGCCCATGAGTTCGTGCTGATAGCCGCGGCTCATTTCCAAGATGCGCGGCGCGCCTTCCGGCCAGTGCTCGGCGCACCACCATTTCGACAGCGTTTCGTGGATGAAGTGGGCGTAGTTGTTGTCCCACATGCCCGAGAGCAACACGTGAGGCTCATCGACAACCGCGCCAATGGAAACATCGTCCATCGTCGGCGTTATGCCCTTACTCAAGGTGTGGCGATCAATCCACCAACCATCGTGGTAACTCTCGGCGGCGCAGACGCCATCATCCAGCAAGATTTGATAGCGCGCCTGTCCTTTGACTGTTCGCTGCACGGAGACATTGTGGAGTTTCCACAGGACGGCGCCGCCATCATCGACGCCGCGGCCCCATCGCCGCATTACCCCGAACTCATCAAATGCTGGATTTTCGGGACCGTCAGAAAGCCAGCGCGGCCCATCCTCAATAACGTGTGATTTAAATGCGATCTCTTCGCCAGCATCGGTTATCGGCGCATAGATGTAAGGGCGGACTTTCATCGTCAGTCACCCGCGATGATCTTGGTGGGCGGCATCGCCTTTGCCTTGTGGACCGCACCGACAATATCGGGGGTTCCCGCGCGGGCTTGCCCCGACAGTGCGCGCGCCGCCGCGCGCCCTAAGATTGGATTTAGGCCAGCCGCTTTTCGGCCGCCAAAGAACCCATCCGCCTGTGCTTGTAGATGCGGCGCTAGTTTCGGCGCTGCCGTCTCGCCCGGTCGCACATCGGAGCGCAAGTCGCCGAGTTTATAATCATCCATCACGATCTTGGCGGTTTCGTCGATCGCCTTGACGTGAACATTGCCCCCGATATTCGCCGGGGCACGCGGGTTGTTGAAGTCTAGCCCGCGCACGCGTTCTGCTGTCTTGCAGCAGGGACACGGCGGCAGTGCGCTATCGGGTATAGCGTCAACCGCCTCTTTGCTCTCTGCCTTGAGCACGCGCTTGTAGCGATGACCGCAAGCAGGGCAGCGCAGCTTGACTTCCCATCGTTTGGTCATGATTGAAACATCCAGCCCTCGGGTAACTCGCTGTAATGAGTTGGCGTGAACGGGATTTCCGCCCCGCCTAGAAACCGCACCCATTTGAACCGCTTGTGCCATTGCAGCCCGGTTTGCGTCCGCGTCGGCTTGCGGATGGCGGGGGTTGCGTTCTCCCCTTCGGCACTGGTAGCGATCATGTAGGCGCGCGGCGCGAGTTCGGCGCCTTCGATGGGAAGCCACTTGATCGGCGGATGCTCGACGGCGGGAGGAAGCGCTGGCTGCGGCTTTGATGCTTGGGAGTGCTTGGGGTTCATGCGAGTCCTCGATCTACAAGCCATTGCTCCGGGTCGTTCGCGTGCTCTAGCGCCTCATTCTGGCGCTGAAAGAACCGCGTGACAATGTTCTTGATGGTTTGCTCGCCGGAGGGCGCGTCGCCCGTCTCATCGGCGGTGACGCGCGCATAGGACATGCCTTGCGCTAGCAGCTCCGGTCGCCGCCATGTGATCCAGACATAGTTGGCGAGGGCGAAGCCGATCACGCGATCATCTTTGCCCCGGTTCGGCGCTTCGATGCTGCTGCCGTCTTGAACGACCGTTAGCATTTCTTCCAGCATCGCCGCAGAATTCACCTCGGCTTGCCCTGTTGTGTATGTATCGCGCAGGCTGTTCATGATCTCGAATTTCGAGCGCGCGGTTGTTTCCGAGTTGTAGACATATCCCGCGCCCATGCTGTCGGCGCGGTGATAGAGGAACCAGCGCGCGTTGCCGATCACGTCGTACCAGCCGAGTTCGTCCACCTGATGCACGAAGATTTCCGAATTGAGCCGATCGCGCAAGCTGTCAAACTCACGCATGATGGCGCGGCCAGGGCCGCCGCTCAGCTCCACATTCAAGATGCAGTCACGATAAAGGCCGGCGAGGTAGAACATGACCCACGCCGCTTGGAATGTCTCGGATTCGCTCGTCGCATACTCTGCGACTTGTACGAGCTTGTCGGCATAACATCGCCACACGCTTATACAGTGCCTATCCTTGTGATCATTTCGACCGTAGGCAGGATCAACGCCGATAACATATTTGGCATCCGCCACAGGAGGATACCAAACTTTCAGCTCGACTTCGTTGAGCCGCGTTTCTTCGGTGATCTGTTCAATTTTTGTCTCGAAGAAATTAGCTGAAATTAGGAAGCGATAGCCTTGGTAGTAGATCGGCGTATCATAAATTCTTGTGAGATCGCGCTGAACGATAGCGATGCGAAAGAAGCTGAACCCCGAAAGCTGAAATGCCTCTTCCTCAGTCCAGGGCTGATTCTGAGCCAGCGAACTTTCCGACACGGATTCGTCGCTTGCGCGCCAACGATACCATGCAAGTTGCTCTGTTGTGACTTCGTGGTCATAACGCTCACGAACGATATCGATTTTCGCTTGCTCATCCTCAGTCGGCGGTTCAATGCCATAGATTTCAAATCTCGGATCGTCTTCCGGGATGCTGTTAAGCTCCTTAGCCCACCACCCGATAAAAATGGCGCTTTGTGTGAGCGGGTCTTTTTTTGCTTGTAGATATGAATCTCTCCAATGATTGAAGCCTAAGCCCGTCGATTCGTAGAGTACTAAGCGATCAACGTTTTCCTTGGCTAGCGCTTCCTCAAAGCTACTCAGTCCATCTGGATCGCCGTATTTGGCGACTTCGGTTAGCCATGCGAGACTATACCCACGGCTTTCTCCCCATGTGCTGTTCTTAGCCTTTTTACCAGCCACCAGAAAGTCAAGCCTTGCGCCGTTGGTGAACACCATCATGTGGCGGTTATCGCCGCCTTTTTTGATGCTGAATTTTCCACCCGTAAATTCGGCCGGGATACTGTTGACAAAACGCCGCAGGAGTTCGCGAAACGATTCCTTGTTTCCCTCACTGTCTGTCACCAGCGCCCCTATCATGTTTTTGTGAGTTGCTAGCCAGAACAAGACAACTGCCGCTGATATTGTCGAAAGCCCCTCCTGCCTACCTTTCAGAAATTTGAATATGCGGATGCCTTGGTCCATTCCAGCGCACATTTGCGTTAGAGCGCGTCTCTGGCTTCCCCACAATTCCAATTTGACGCCGCGCTCGTCCTCGCTTGTCACCTCTTTTGAGATGATGCGGAAATGCTCAATAAACTTGAGGAAAATCGGCAGCCATTGACCCTGAGCACTCATGCGACCCTCGCGAAGTCGCCGTGCAATTTCTTGTTCGCATCCTCGTATGCCGACTTCGCTTCCTCAAAATCATCAAATCGTCCGACATAATAGCGCTTGCGTCCGATCGCGATTTCTGCGCGCCATTTTTGGCGTGTCGCATCCCATATGATGCCCTTAGCTCCAGACTTGCTGTTTTTGCGAGCGCGAGTGTTGCACATATTCTGGCTCTTGGTGGCTTCGCGCAGATTATTCCAACGGTTGTTAGACCCGATCATGTCTCTATGGTCGATATGATATCGGGGCCACTCTCCCGTCATATAAAGCCACGCCAGCCGTTGCGCCCAATACTGTCCGCCATCGACGCTTATACGCAGATATCCAGTTGAAAGGTCCAGACATCCCGCAACCGAGCCTATTGGGGCATTCGGCCGATTTATGAGACGCGTGAAAACACCCGTCTCCGGGTCATAGCGGAGGCATTGCCGCAATCTCTCGGCAGTGAGCGGGCGCTTGCTCATCCGATGCTGTCCCGCATGGTAAGGCCAAACCGCGCGAGGCGCGAGGCATAGAGATCGTCGCCATAACTCGGAGGGGCGTCGGACTTGAACGTATAATCCGCCAGCATCTCCTTCGCCGCTTTCGCGGCGATATCAAAACGATCCAGCATTTGGAGTTGCGGCGCGATGTTCGCGAGCCCTTGCGACACCATGTTGTCGAGAAAATTCACTGCACTCTTTTTCGTCTTGAATCGCGATTGCAGCTTTTTGATCTTCGTCTCGGCCTGCCGCAACGTCTCGCGCTTTTGTGCGCGCTCTTGGTTGCCCTTGTCGATTTGGGTTTTCATCATTGCGACAAGATCGCGTTGCGTCGGGTCGGTCCCTTCGGTTTCGCACACACGAATAGCGCCGTCCATTGCCGCCATGATGATGTTGAGCACGTCGGCAAGTGCGTTGTCCGGTTCCTTCGGATCGAGCGATCCCGTGGCGTCGTATTTCGCGCGCCGCTGTGCATCCGTTAGCACGTCGTGCGCCAGCTTGATTAGCTCAAACCGCTTCTGATCGCCGCCGCCATCAGGGTGAGCGCTCTTAGCCGCTCGGCGATATGCCTTGCGGATAGCCTTGGTGCCGGCGTCCCGGGGAATGCCGAGCACGTCGTAAGGATCGGGGCCTTGCGCCATTACTGCCGGAAATTGTTGGGCGCTTGAACGACTTGGGCCTGTTTTAGCATAGGGTCCGCCGCAGCGCGACGCTGCGCCTTGGCTTGCATGTGCGCTTGCAGCAGCCCAGCCTCCATTTGGGCGTTCAGGTCCTCGTTCACCCACGTACTCACGGCGCACATGATCTGCGAGCGATCGACCGTGGCGCGGTTGCCATAGTCGTCTTCGATCTCGACGTGATCGGCGGCGCGCTCAATGCTGGTGCCAGTTTCGGTTTCCTCGATCCGCATCAGCGGCGGGAACTTCATCGCCTCATAGGCTGCCTTGATCGACGCCTCCGACTTGAAATGGAAGCGCAGATTGTGCGGGCTGTTTTTGAAGACGAGAAGCAGGGAGTAAAGATCGGTCATTTTAGGAAAATCTCCAAACTCTGACGCCTGTAATATCGTCCTGTGTCCATTGCCGACAGACGAAGCGTTTTCCGTGGCGCGTGGCGTGAGCATAGAGTGCTCGGCAGACGTGCTCGCGGCTTTTCCCTTCGGGCACGGGGATAAACTTGCTCCCGTTCACCGGCAAGTCACCGATGCCGTATTTGTCGCGGCGCGCCGGAACGGGCACATTGAACTCAACCGTCATGCGCGCGAGTTAGGCATAAATTCCCGCCCGCGTCAACGATTGTTCTTGACGCATCCCATAAAATTCGCACATAGTTCCCGTCACACGTGAAACAATTGGGGCAGCCTATGGATGCGACGGCGTTCAGATCATGAAGAACGTGGAATTCCGTGATGGCGCAACGGTCGGGACTTTCGATTCGTCAGATAGTTGGCGCGCGATGATCGACGAGGCGTTGAAATGACCGAGCGCACCATCACCGATCCAGGCATCTACTCCATGGATGATGCCACCTATCAGGCGGACCCGTGCGTCGAGATCAGCCTCCGCAGCAGCGACGCGTGGAAGCTAGTTGAGAAAAACGGCTGCCCGGCGAAAGCCGCGTGGGGCAACCCCCGGCTCAACCCGCTCTATGTCCGTGAGCCGCAGCGCTATTTCAACATCGGTTCTGCCGCGCACGCTTTGCTGTTCGGCAAGGGCAAGCAAATCGCTATCATCGAAGGCGGCGACTACGCTCGCAACGAGCGCGACGGGTTGACGAAATCCGAGAAATGCGAGCTGCGCGACGCTGCCTATGCGGCGGGGCAAGTACCGCTGCTGATCCCGGAGCTAAAGCAAGTCCAAGCGATGACCACTGCGGCGCTTGAGCAGATCGAACGG